CGACCGGCTCGCCGGAGGCGTCGATCGTGAAGCCTTCCAAGGAGGCTATCTCGCCGAGCACTTCCTGCAATGCCTCCACCGACTGTTTGCCTTCGGTGTCCTTGGGCCACGGGGTGGTGAAGCCGCCGTCCTCGAAGAAGGCCGTGAGCTCCGGGTCATCTTGGTCCACAAACGCAACGCGCTTGCTGGAGAAGACCTTGCCGCCCTTGGTGAGCCAGTACCAATCGCTTGGATCATACACTCGCATTTGTTCAATTCCCTTCTGTGTGTTGGTTGGCGCTTACGCGTACTCAGCGCCGGAAGCCAGCGTGCCCGCGACGTTGCCGGGGAAGTAGTTGACGCCGCCGCCGCCCGTATTGATGAAGGAGTTTCCGGACGCGGAGTAGCGCTTGCCGGTGGCGCTGCCGGAGAACGTGGTGTTGAACAGCTGCACATGCGAAAGGCCGTCGCACTGCACGAAGGCGGCGCCATATGCTGGCGTTCCGACGATCGTGAACGCGGTGGTCACAGCGCCACCACCGTTGAAGTAGCTGTTCTGCCGCGCTTCGATGAACGCGCCAACAGAGGAAGAGGTGCCAGCAGAGCCGCCACTGATCTTGTGATTGCCGACACCCAAATCAACGATGGAATTGGAGAGCGAGATTTGCGCGCCTCCGCACGTGCCGAACTCCATGTTGTTCAGAAGCACGCGGCCAAAGCTGTTGACGGAAATACCGTTGAGACCGTCAACTGTCGCGACGCCGCTGGTCGTCACCTTGAAGCCGGTCAGCGAGTGGAGCTTGCCGCCCACCGAGAAAGCATTCTTGTTGACGCCGGCGACGATGCAATTTCCGGGCGCTGCGGCATTGCCGATCCACTTGACATGACCGCCATTGCCGGTCATTTCGTCAAGCGCGACGCCTGCATAGGTGCCGTCCGCCACGTTCACCGTGATGTCAACGCCATTCAAAATCCACTGCCTGATGTACTCGTTGGCGCGTGCCAGCGTCTTGAACGGACCGTGCCCTCCACCCACACCAGCGGCGAGGCCGTCATAGCTGTCGTTGCCTGTTGCGTCGTTCACGTAATACGTGAGTGGGACGGACAGATAGGTCTTCGTGCCCGGCTGCTTGTACTTCCAAACCAATTGCCAATTGGTGCCGTCATACGTGAAGCCGAAGATGCCGTCCTTGGTCAGGTCGCCCGGACCAATATCGCCGCCGTCCTGATGCTTGACCGCCACGGCGCCAAGGCCATTGGCGTTGAGCGTGGTTGGTCCATTACTGGTGGTCGCGACCTTGACGATTACGGTCATGCCTTCCTTGATTTCGGCAGGCGTCGGCGAAAGCGTGATGACGATGGCGCCGGAGCCGCCAATGTCACGCGCATACTTGGGTTGATCGCGCTGGATGAGGTGCTGCACCGCTTTGAGCAGCAGCCCGTCGTCAGTATTGTCCTCAGCCACCACGCTGACGGCAGTGCCAGTCACGCCATTGCCGCGCGCCAGCGTTCGTGCATTGGCGAGCAGCTGGTTGAGCCATGCGGCCTGAATTTCCGTGCCGTCATCTAGTTCAGGTGCCGAGCAGTCACGGAAGAACGTATCTGCTCCAGTGAACGAACGCGTTTCGCCGGGGCGGACGGTTACGCCACCAGCGCCAACGGTCGGGCCAAAAATATCAACGGTCATGTGACGGCTCCTCTAACTTCATATAGGGTGTAGATTTCTGCGTGAACGATACGTGCCATGATGCACTGAAGCGGGCCAAGGTCAGGTCCGCAGGAGAGCCTTCTGCCGCCACGCAGGCGGCCTGCGCGCGAGGCCGTGAAGCGCCCACGCGGCTGGTAAGCTGGACTGTCCGGAAGCGACACGACGATCTGTAGCGTCGCATTGAAAAGCGTGGCGCCCGTCTTCGCCTTGCCTGCGCGCACGAAGCCAGCACGGCTGCCGCAGGAAGCTACGAGCTCTTTACAGGTGATCGACCAGCCCGAGCGCGCCGCCACCTCAGCATAATATTCGCAACGCGTGCCTCCGATTGCGATCACCTTGGTGCACAGGTCCGGGAACGGGTCGCAGGCGTCAGGCAGGCCGTACTCCGTCATCCACTCGTCACGCGTTTCCACAACGGACGAGCACCAAAACTCTTCACGCAGTGCGCACAGGCGCTGCGTGAGGTAGTGCAGCACGACCGCGAAGGAGCGGAAGTACAGGTAAAGAATGGACGGATTGCTCTCGCTGGTTGAGAAGGCTCCCGGATCGAAGGCGTCAGGATTGAAGCCGATCACGCTACCAGCGCGCGGACCGCCTTCATTGGTCTGCCAAGCGCGCCCACGCGGGAGCAGCGCAAGCGTTGCCGTCGTGATGTCTTCAAGCGTTGGGCAGCGCATGACCAACCTCAGGTGAACGTAATGTTGCCGAGCGTTGCCATCTGGCCAGCCAGAAGGGCAATGTCAGCCGTTGGTGAAACGATCTTGTGTCTGCGCTCTCCGCTGGCGTTGGCAACGGCTTGCCAAATCCAAGACGTTGAGAATGAGAACGGTGCGGCAAGGTATGGCATGCTGCCGAACAGCACGTCCGAGCCGGCTGGACGGCTTAGCCTGAAAAATGCATTGGCGAGTTCGGCGCGCACAGCTTCCTGAACCTCAGCGGTGTTCGGCTCCAAGCCCTGGACGATGACGTTGACTGGCACTTCGATCGGGCGCGCAACAGTCACCTTTGCGCCTGCGGGGCGCACCATTTCGATATGATCCTGCACACGCTGCACGTCAGCAGGCGAAGGGATGCCGTTAGCGTAAAGGTTATACATGAGCGGGAAGACGCGCACCGTGCCAGGACCTTGCCACAGACGCTCAACGTAAACAGTCGGCCTGTCCAAGAAGAACGAAACGCCTGAGACCTCGCCAGCCCATAGCACGTAGTCAGCAGCGCTGCCGCCATGCGGCGGGTTGCGCTTCCTGAACAGGATGCGAGCGCGATAGCTTTCGATGTCTTCAACGTCAGCGCCCAACGCAAGTCCGCTGCTGTCAACAGCGCAGGTCGGAGTTGGCGTGCCAGACGACGTGACGCCGCTGATGATTTCAAGGCTGGTGTTCGCCTCGGTGTTGGAAGCCACGCCGTCCGTCGAAGCAATGACTGGCACAGTAAGCGTGCCTGACGTTGCGAGCACGCCGCCAACACTGACGATGAACTCAAGCCCGTCTGAGCGGCGCAGCACCGCGCCAGTGTCCACCGCAATGTCGTCAGCAGCGGTGAAAACCACGTTGCCGACAGCTGGCGCAGCTGGCTTGCGCGCGATGCCGTATTCAGTGCCATGACGCGTGAGGCTTTCGATGTCCGGAGCGCGGTGCGCGAAGATTTGCTTTTCGATGTAGCTGGCGAAGCCGAACACCTCAAACACTGCGCCCGCCACCACCTTGGCGGATGCGTAGACATTGTTCGGCCAGACCCAAGCGTCGGTGCCTTTCAGGTTGGCCCTGAAAGCCTGCCGCGTGCGCTCAGAGAGCTCTTTCAGTGTTGGCAGTTGAAACATTGGTCAGTGCCCTCAAGGGATGGTCGGGAACGGCGCGGACTTGGGCGCTGTAGCTGTCTGCGCCCAAATGTCCTCGAACTTATGGTCGTATAGCTTGCCTCCGTCGCGCCCGTAGATTTGAACGGAAAGGTTGACGCGGTTGATCGCGAACTCCGCTTCGGCCTGCGCTTCCACGCGCACGGCAGCGCCTTGGTTGATCAGCGGCATAAGCGCTTCCAGCGTGACGATCTCAACCCAGCGCCTGATGTCTTCATTCAAGTGGGCGCGCTCAAACACCCACAGCAGTGAGCCCATGTCTTGCTCATACAGGTCGGCGCGCACGTCAACGCCATCACCGAACCAACCGCGTTGGTCGCCGTCCTCCACCAAGTAGAACAGCGGATGGTCCTTGGCGATGCGCTTGTCCGTGAACAGGCTGAGCACCACAGCCGTGTGCAGGGCCGCCCGCGCCCGCAAGCCGCCTCTATTCTGCTTCTCTTCCGGACCTGCCAAGGCCCAGTCGGCCTGTCCGCGCCAAGGCTCCCACACGCTGTCCCAAAACAGCGTTGGTTGCTCCTGCTCGCCTTCGTCAATGCGGACCTGTAGTGCCATTGTTTAAATCTCTGCGAATACCTTTGTCGATGGCCCTGCGTCGGTCATGACAGCCGGGGTAGCATCTGCGCTAGGAGAAGGAACCCCTAAGTTGACGCGGCCCGCCTTCACGTTCACCCACAACCCACCGTCAACGCCACCCGCAAACAAACTAGCAGCCTTGCAGATGATTTGGCCATCATCATTTATCGTGACGGTGCTTCCCTCGTATGTGAGGACAATGCTGTCGTCGTCCATCACAATGCTGATGGTCTTCTCGTCGTTTTCGCTTTCGTCGTCCTCGCTGGTATCGTTGGCGTCGGCGTTGGCGCCGTCGTCACCCGCCTTGTAACCTTTGCCGATACGGATATTGATCTTTTTGGCGTGCACCGCGTCCAAGTGCTCCGGGAACACGCGAATGATGTCGCCCTTGTGGTCGAACAGCACAGTGCCGCCCTCCGGCGTGCGCTTGGGCCTGTACTTCTGATGACCCGCGTCCCTGTACAGCGTGCGATCGCTGCGGCTGCCCATCTGCTCGATGATGCCGTCGCTGTCCTTGGGCGGGTTGCTGCTGAACCCGTAGTCCTGCGGGCGCCAAATTTTCTTGGGCTTTTCGCCCTTGAGCCCCTCGATATCCACACGCTGCTGGCTTTTGCTGTCGTCCACCTTCTTGATGATGGCGCGGCGCGTAGTGGGGCGGTTGCCGTCTTCAATTTCCCAAAGCATCACTCGGCCTCGCTGTCGTCCATGGACCACTCTTTGCCGGACTGATTACCCTTGCCGTCGCTGCCCTTGCCGCCATATGCTCTCGGGTCTGTAAGCCCCAGCGTGGCGATGCTGCCCTGCTCCGACTGCATGTACGTCACGCTTTCGATCAGCATGTCCTGAGCAATATCAAGGAAGGGGCTTTCCACCCACACCAAATATCCCGGCTCCCACAGCTTTCCGCCGTCGTCGCGAAAGCCCTGCGTGTCGATGGTGGCCTTGAGCGCGTGGCCAGCTGCACGGTCCTTGCGGTTCTTGGCCTTCTTCTTGGTGCGCTTTTTGGTGGTGTCCTCGTCCTGCACAATGATGATCGGGCGATGACGGTCCACGCCCTTGTCGCGGGCGATGGCTTCGATTTGCAGGTTGTCCACCCCATGTCCGAACGGGCGCTGGCCGCGCACGATGTATTCGCTGTGACGGTTGCTGCCGTTGTGGTCGGCAGTGCCCGTCAGAATGTTGTGGCCTTCAATCAGCCCACCAGCGTGGCGCTTGTTACCCGCCTTTGTGATTTGCGCGTTGCCGTCCGCAGTGCCCGTGATGGTCATGCCTTGCTGACGTGCCATCTTCTCCACCAAGCGGAAGACGCTCTCGCCGGGGTTGACCTGATATTGCTCTATCTTTTCCAGCTGCTGGTCGGTGGTGAACTTGGCGCCGATGCCCTCCGCAACAGCATTGCCGATTTCCATCGGGTCCTTGTTTTCGAACTGGCCGGTCTCATGCTTGGCGCTGCTGTCCACAAGGTCGCCGCTATTGCTGCGCCCGTTGACAGTGATCATGGCCTTGGTGGCTTCAATGCGCGGCTGCTTCTGGTCAACGAAGCCGGTCAGCAGCAGGTCGCCATTGGCATGGATCGTCAGCTTGGTGCCCACCGCAAAGACGCGGTTAGTCGCGCTGGCGCCGAGCTCGGCGGCGATCTCGAGGCGAAAGCTACGCGCGGCCTCTTCAAAGGAGGCGCGAACTTGCGCCACCTCAAAAGCGGTGTATGTCATGCCGCCGACGTTGATGGTGATGACCTCGATGCCCATGCTACTTGCTCAGCGCCTCAAAGCTCGGTGGCATGAATGAAGGGTGCGGCACGCGGTTGCGCTCGGCAAGCTCCGTTGAGCGCGTCGGGTCCGCGTACAGACGCCATGCCCAGAACAAGCTCGGCATACCAAGGCTTGCGGAAACGCGCACGATTGGAGCAAGGTCGATGATCGCCCTGCTAAGGTATTCAACTGTCGCGTCGCGCAGCTTGGTCATAGCGTGGAATAGTTCATAGTCATCGCTGGGCAACGCCCCCAGCTGCTCTTCGAACAGACTGGAAACGTTGGCGCGCAACGTGATGGCGGTTTGCCTGTCCGTCAGTTTCATTTTGACGACGGCTTCGCAATAGCTGATGAGCGCGGCAAGGCGCAGGAGCGTATTGCCAGCCTGCGCATTGGTGATTACGGATGGCGTCCAAATGCTGGCGACCACAACCTGAGACGAACTTTGCTCAACAGGAGTTGCCTCCAAGATACTGGTCATGGTGCTGACCGCAACGGCAGGGTCCATGGCCACCGTGAGCGCCATTGCGATATCTACGACACTCTGCCCGACGGCTTGCAGCGCTGCTGTGTCTTGGCCTGCGATCGCTTCCGGCGTGGTGGCATAGGCTTCAATGATGGCGTTGCGCTGTGCCGCATTCACCGCAGGGTCAACAGTGGTGGACGTGCGCACGACCTCCAGCGTTGCCAGAGCGTTTTCAGTGCTGGACTGAAGAGCCTCCTGAACGTAGTCTGGCACGCTCTTGATGAGCGCTGTTGCTGCGAACACGGCGGCCACAACGGTGGCGGCCTGCTCTGCCTGCACGAACACCATGTTGATGAGGCTTGTCACGCTGGCAAGCGCGCCACTGAAACCTTCGCGCACAAAGCGCAGGCTGAAAGCAATATAGCCAAGCTTGTCCTTGGCATAAGTGCGGCTGAACTCAAGGCAGCGCACCAGCACAGGGCCTTGCGTCGGAAGCACCACAATGCCGGGTCCGCGCGTGGCACAGATGGCCATCAACGCGGCGCCTTCGCTGTCCGCGCGGTCGCTTGCCACGTATGCCGTGACGCTGAAGTCGCGGTAGCGTTCGCCAAGGTCCTCGAGGTATGGCGTGTCACGCATGGGAAATTCATGGATGACGATGCGCCGCGCGCCGCCTTCGGTGTCGGTCTCCACCCAGAAGGCAGCGCCCTTATAGGACGTGCGCCAGAGCGTCTGAAGCCAATTGCGCGCGATCATGGCAGCGGCATCCCCGTATTGAGCGAGCTAGGTTTGGCGTCCGGGCTGGACTTGCCAGTGGAGCCGGGTCCGTTGGCTGTCAGGCGACCTGCCAAGTTCGCGATTGAGTTCTTGACGTTGTCCACGATGCGCAGGAGCTCGCTACCAGCTTCGACGACGACCTTGACTTCGGTTTCGCCCTTGACCTCAGCGCTGCCTGTAAGCTCGGCCTTTACGTCCATACCCTTGATGGCGCTGACCACGTCGTCGAGCGGCTGCACAGGAGGCATTTCGGAGCCATAGCCTTTCTTACGCGGATCGGCAGAAGGCAGCGGCGCATAGCCGGGGCGCTTGCGTGGGTCACCCATGGGTAGCGGGAAGCTTCCCTTCGGCAGCGGCGTCTCGCGCCACTTTTCAATTTCCTCTTCGCTGAACGGCTGCGCCGCAGTGCCGACGGTTGGCAGCTGCTGTAACTCGAACAGACGAATGGCATCCTTAGTCATTTGCTCCATGCGGTGCGCTGGGATTTCACTGCCGCGCTGCCGCGCCTTTTCAACCAGCGCCTGACGCCGCGCCAGCGAGGCCTCGAGCTCGAGGATTTCATTCTGGCGCCCGACGTCAGCCTGCTCGTCGAACATGCCCTTGAAGGTTGGGCCTAGACCTTGGTCGGCGATCTCCTGTATTTTGTCTGCGGCAGCGTTCAAGCCCGACGTCAAACCCTTCTTGTCGCCGCCGCCCATCTTCTTGCTGAGCTTATCCAGCCCGTAACCGACGGAGTTGACAAAGCGGTCGGTCGCCTCGCTCATGCGCTTCATGGCGATGGCTGGCGTGTTCATCACCTTTTCAAAATCTTTCTGCGTGCTGCCCGCACTGGTGCGCAGTTCATCCATGACCTTTTTATTCAGGTCGCGGTAGCTCAGAAGGGCGCGCATACCGCGAGCGAACTGCATGTCGCTGAACAGCTGCGGCACTTTGCTAAGGTCTCCACCGATGGCCTTGTCGCTCAGGTCGATGAACACTTCCAGCAGATCCTTGCCTTCCTTGCGCGCCTTGGTCATTTCAGAACGCAGGTCGATGCCGAACTTCTTGAACTTTTTGGTGGTCTCTTCGCTCTCCATTTTGGCGAAAATGTTGAGCATGCTGTCGGCGGCCTCTTCGGTGGTGCCCGTGCCGTTGCGCACGGTTTGCAGCGCAGCCACCAAGCGCATCAAGCCTTCCTCGCCCTTCATACCCACAGCCACGGCGGCGGGAGCGATGGACGGGATATAGCGAGCCATGTCCTTGAGCTCAAACTTGCCCGCCTTGCCGCCCTTGACCAGAATGTCGAACGCATTCTGCATCTGGTCGGTGCCGATTTTCAGGTTCTGGTTGAGCGCAAGCGTGGTGGTCGCCATGTCTTCCACCTCAGCACCAGCTGCTTGCGCCGTCTTGGCGATGGCGGGCATGGCAGGGAGCGCGTCTTTTAGATCAAGGCCGCCAGCGACGAGGCTCTCAAGACCCTTAGTAACCTGCCCGAACGACTGCCCCGTGGTGGAGGCAAGGTCGCGCATGTTCTTGCTCAGCCCTTCAACTTCCTTTTCGCTGGCATCGGCCGTGATGCCGATGCGACGGATTTGCAGGTCGCTGTCCGCAAAGTTTTTGTACGCCTTAGCCGCCCCGGCTGCGAGGGCCGCAGGAGCGAGCACGCGCCCAGCCGCCCCCACCAGAGCGGCATTGGCTGCGGCGCCTTGACGGCTGGCGGTGGCCGCAATGTTGGCGGTGGTGGCTGCGGTGCGGTTGGCGTGCGCCGCCGTGGCGTTCAGCCCTCGAATTTTGGCGGCGATCTGGCTAAAGATGCCGCCCGTCTTGTCCGATGCAGAGAGGATCGCCTTGGCTTCAATGGTCTGCATCACTTCCTCTTTTTGCTCCAAGCGACGAAGCGGTTCAAGTGGTAGAACACTTCCCCAATGGTCAGGCGCTCTACTACGTCTAACGACCACCCAAGGCCGAACAGGAGCGTATCGGCGCCTTCCCGAAAGACGTCTACCTCACCCGCTGAAAAAAAGACCGCACAGCGTCCCTGAGCGCCAGCGCGTCCATGTAGTCCATCTGCTCAAGCAGCAGCTGATCGACGCCGGACAGAGCAACGATGTAACGCTCGATGAGCGTCATGTCGATTTGCGGCACATAGCCGCCTTCAACCACCACCAGCGTTTCGGGGTCGCCCATGGTCATGACGTCGCGATAGGTGGGCTTGCGCAGCCTGATCTTCTGGATCGGCCCTTCGTGCCCGATGATCGGCTTCAGCAGCGTGCGCACGCGGGCGCCGTCAGCTTCCACGATGAACACAGGCTGCGCCTTGGGCGCTTCCTGCGTGACGGGCGCGGTGGTTGCCGCGCCCTCTTTGCCAGCCTCGTCCATTACTGGATGGTCTGATATTTGGTGGCCGCGATGCTGAGGCCAGTGACCTCACCCGTGGCCAGATTGTGCTCCGGCTTGCCGTAGAAGCAGCCGTCGGTCAGCAAATGCGTGACGTTGGTGTCCTGCTCGATGAACGTGAACGGGATGCGCGTCATCAGCATGATGTTGTCCGACCACGGCAGCACGCGCCCGTTCTGATCGACGAAGCGGTCGAACGTGATCTGCGCCTGACGCGGCTTGGCCTT